TGAAAACTATAGAAAAAATCCTTCTCGTTCACAAACACAATTGAATCTTTTAGAAAAAGATTTTGATTACCTTCAAAAACAAGTTGATAAACTCGATAAAAAAATCAAGTAATTGTATTAACAACCTAACAGCTGGATGCTGCCTTTTAAATCACTGTAAATGCTATGATAATAAGGACTACAATAATAAAATATTTGATAATAGCTCTAGCAGCATTTGTATTAGGTACATTTTTCCCCAATCCAGCCGCCAAGAGGAAGGTCCAAGTTGATACCGTCAACTGGGCCATAAAACTCGGGTTTGGTGTCCCGAGGTTTGAGTACTCAAACAACAAAGAATTCATCACATCTCTCACACATTGCATTAATTACCTAAATTTCAACATACCAAGACGACAAAGAGTAAACACAGAACTAATAATAGCCCAAGCTATTGTTGAATCTAACTATGGAACATCTAGGTTTGCAAGGGAGGGCCACAATCTGTTTGGCATACGTATATGGTCGAAAGATGGTATGTTACCTCATAAACAACCCGATACAATAGAGTGGAGGGTTAGAGTATTTAAAAGCAAATGCGAATCTGTTAGATATTATATAGAAATTCTAAATACAAAAAGAGTGTACGCAGAGTTTAGAAAAATTAGAGAAATAACAGGTAATAGAAATCCTATTGCAATGGCTAAAGCTTTAGATAATTTTTCTACAAATAAAGAATATGAAAAACATGTTATTGAAGTTATAATGAAATTAAGAAATGAAACTAAGTGAAAATTTTACATTGGATGAATTAACAAAGTCACAAGAAGCAATAAGACTTGGTATTCCAAATGAACCAAATGATGAACATATAACTAATTTAATTTTGCTTTGTAAAAATATATTACAACCCATTCGTAATCATTTTAAAATTCCAGTATCAATATCTTCTGGCTACAGATCAGCAGCTTTATGTGAAGCCATTGGATCTTCTGCAACAAGTCAACATACCAAAGGTCAAGCAGCAGACTTTGAACTATTTGGTATCCATAATAGAGACGTAAGCGATTGGATCGTACAAAATCTTGATTATGATCAATGTATACTTGAATTCTGGACTCCAAGTGATCCTAACTCTGGATGGATCCATTGCAGTTATAACGATGCAGGCAATAGAAAATCTTATTTGAGCGCACAAAAATTAAATGGTAGGGTTGTATACACAGTATTATGATGCCAAAATTAAAACTTAGTCCAGGTATGTTTATTGATAATGTTTTAGGAATTTGTCCTGAATGTAAAGAAGAAGCATTTCTTGTTGCAGTTGTGCAAGATTATTACAGATGTACAAATTGTGGCGAAGATACTAGACAATATATCAATGGACATATAAAGTATTTAAAATTAAATGATACAGACAAAGATTATATAAAGAAATATGGCAAAAAAAGTAGCGCTCGGTAACGGCAAGTTTATAAAACAAACTAATAAGAAAAGACCAGGACGTCATTCTAAAAGACCTAATAAACGTAATAGTAGAAAACCATATAAAGGTCAGGGTCGAAAACAATAGTTGACTTCTATAATAATATGGGATAATATTCCATATTAAACAACTAACAGAAAGAAAAAAATGACTGATATAACTAAATATAAAAATGTATCTTTATCTAAAGAAACTTATTTAAAAATAGATAAGATACGAAGAGTAATGGTGCCAAACACAGTGATTAGCAGATCTCAAACAGTTAACATATTAGTTAATGAGAAAGCGAAGGAACTTAATGGCAAACTATCAAAATAATTTTAACATGTTTAAGGAAGAAAAAGATTTTCTTCCGGAACAAAAGTTATGGAGAGGTGTTCTTTGTCAAGCTTTGTACGATGCTTTATCTGATTTCAAAAATCAAATGATTACAGATGAAGACAAACAAGATGCAAAGTATTGGTTTAAAGATAAACCAAAAGACTTTTATACTGTTTGTAGAAATGCAGGGTTTGATCCAAACTATGTACATGAGAAAGTTAAAAAACTTATGAACCTAAAAGCTTTGAATAAATTAGGCATTGTTTGGAATCATCAAAGAAAAAATAAAGTTTATAACAATATGGAGTACAGATGAACGGCAAAGCAATATGTCCAGAGTGTAAAGGTAATGGTTATATAACTGTTAAATTTCAAAAAGAAAAACAACCAATACATAAGGATTGTACTTATTGTAATAATCAAGGAGAAATAGTTTTAGATAACAAAAAAATTGAAAGGTATTTAAACTATTCAAGAATGTTACAATGAGTAATAAGTTAGTGTGCCCAAAGTGTAGTGGTAAAAAATATTATTATATTTTTAATTACGACACTAGAAAAAGAATGATGTTAAACTGTGACTACTGCAAAGCAGAAGGTGAAGTAGAAATAAATGAAGAAACAATTAAAGATTTAACAGATGATGCAGGAGAACTACAATGACTAAAACTAGTTATTTAATGATGATAAAAAAATTAATAATAGCATATAAAAAGAAGTATGATGCTTTTGGAAAGGAGAGAAAGAAAAATGGATCTAAAAAATCACGAACCTAGTTTTTTAGCTTTAATAATAATTATACTTTGGATTTTATTAATTTTAACCATAGTTATTTACAAATGATTAGAGGAGATAGTAAAGATTATAATTTACTAGATAACTGGGTTAGAGCATTACGAGTAAGCTCTAAAGATATATTATCTTGTGAAATTGGTGTTAGAGAAGGACTAGGATCAAAAATCATTATGGATGGTATCAAGGCTAATGGACCACGGACCTACATGCACATTGGAATTGATCCATATGGTAATTTAAAATACCAACATTACGATAACTCTCCGGCTTACACTGCAGACTATACTAATGATATGCGATTACAACTTGAGAAAGATTTATCAGATTACAAAGAATTTAAATTGTTTCATATGACCGATAAAGAATTTATGAGACGTTATCCTGAATATGGTCCATTTAACTTTGTACATTTTGATGGTCCACATATGACAAGAGATGTTGCAGACGAAGCAATGTTCTTTGCGCAAAGAAGTGCAATTGGAACTAGATTTGTATTTGATGATTATAAAAATTTTCAAATGCCATTAATACAACAAATGTGTTCATGGTATGGATTTGAAGAAATAGATAAAGGAGATAATAAAATATGCCTAGAGAAACAGGCACCATAATTAGTTTACCTACTTATAGACAATATTGGGTTCATACTAAAAAATATGGTCATGATATTGTTATTTGGTCTGACACCGGAAAGATTACTATTCAATGTAAATGGCCTGATATGGAAAGATCTAATAATAACAGAGTTAGAAAAAAATGATTATAAATATTAATAAGTTAACCGATATTAGAAAAATAACTTTTGATTTAACAACAGAAGAGACTTGTATTTATTTTTTATTTCAGATTGACGAAAATACACTTCGTTATAACCGAGTAAATGGAAAATTAGTTGAGGATAAAAATGGTACATTTATCATGGATAATGGACCCAATTTCTTTAAACAAGAGCTCAGAACACTGGCTTATATAGGTCAAACTAAAAATTTTATAAGTAGAATTAATGAACATTACTGGGCAGGCGTAAAAGGAAAAGATAAAAACAAACAAAGTTCAGTTAAAAAATTTAATTATTTTAGAATGATAAAAAATATTAAAGCGTTTCAATATGATACAGTTCGTTCACATTATGAAAGAGTTTTAGTTAGAAAGTTTTTACCTTATTATAATAACGCTTCAGAATTTTCAGAAAATCAAATTAGATTAATTAAAAATAGTAATGGTCGAATTAATCCAAGAGATCTTACAAAGCCTTATGTTATTAATCTTAAAGACATTATTAAAGCATCCATTGCTTGGAAAACAGAGGATCCTGAATATCTTAAAAATGAATTTGCTAAACCAATTTCGAAAATGAGAGAGCTAACAAAAATGGAAGTACCTAACAAAAAATATTACCCAAAAGATTTATCTTATTACAGATATAATAAAAAATATAATTTTGGAAAATTTGTTGATGAAATTATTATTCCTTTTCATAAAAAACAGAGGAAAGCCATTGTCGAAGCAAGACAAAAATTAAAAACTTGGATAAAAATATTTGATCCAGAACGTTATAAATTTGATGTAGAAAAAGCTAAAGTAAGAAGTAAAGATAATTATGAAGCTAATAAAGAATTTATTTTGAAAAGACAAAATGAGTATAAAAAAATTTTAAAAAAATTAACCAACCGAAGTTGATATGTCTGAATTAATTATATGGTTTACAGTTTTGACTGTACTAGATATTGTTTTAAGATAATGAAGTGGAATAAACGATTTATATATCCGACAAGTTCAAGGTCCTTGATTCAGGATGAAAGGCATTATGAATTAGGAACAGAGAAACTACCATCCGTTACTACAATACTTCAAGCTACACAGAGTGATGAAAAAAGATTAGCGCTTGAAGCATGGAAGAATCGTGTTGGAAGTGATGAAGCAACACGGACCAAGGACCAAGCAGCAGAACGAGGTACAGCCATGCATAAGATACTAGAAAGCTATATAATGGGTCAAAATCACTTAGATTTAACTGAGATAGGACAAAATGCTCATACTATGGCAAAACAGATCATTGATAATGGTTTAAAGGATTTAGAAGAGATTTGGGGGTCTGAGGTTACAATACATTACCCGGGGTTGTATGCAGGCGCTACTGATTTAGCAGGCATTTATAATGGGTCGGAAAGTATAATAGACTTTAAACAAAGCAACAAGCCAAAAAGAAAGGAATGGATTACTGACTATTTTCTACAATTAGGAGCATATGCAATGGGACATAACACTGTATATGGTACTAAAATAGACAGGGGTGTTGTCCTAATGTGTACAAAAGATAACCTTTTCCAACGTTTTGAAATTGAAGGACAAGAGTTTGTTAATTATCAACATGAATTTTTAAGAAGAGTAGATCAATATTATAAAAACAAAGCTTGACATAATATCCCACATGTAATATTATTCCATTATGAAAGGAAATAATATGAATACAAATAAAGATAAAAGTGTAGAATTTATAAAAATTCAAGATGATATTTATAAATTTATCAGAAAGACTCAATATAGAATGTTTGATAATGGATTTAGTAGTCCTGTTGAATGTTATGCTATATTTTTTGTAATGTTATGGCATGAGGCAAAAGCCTTTACTAGATTTATATCAAAAGAAAAGGAAGAGTTTAAAGAAGAAATGTTAAATCATCTTAAATTTAAAATACAAGAAGTTATGGATGGTAAGGGCCCTGAATCAATTAAATTTAACTAACAAAGGAGGAAACATGAACAACTTAAATAAACTAACCATGTATGATTTAGCTTTCAGCACAAGAGTGTTTGAAGTTTTTAAATTAAATAACATTACTGTAGAAGATATATTAGCAAATAAATATTCTTTAAGTGATTTTGCAAAACTACCCAACATTGGTAGAAAATCTATAAAAGAAATAAAAGAGGCTTTTTTGTCTTATGGTTTTAAGTTCTCTGATAATGATAAATATTTTAAAGAAGTAGATCATTATTTAGAAGCTAAAAGAGAAACAACAGTAAGAGAAGATAATCTCTACACTATTTTAAATTTAGAAGTTATTGAAAAATGTAGACAAGCTTTAATATCTTCTTTTGAAAATATTGTTAAGAAAGAATCTTTTTCTTATCAAGAGTTTGACAATGCAATGGTTGAACATAAAAAAATATTAAATATGTTTGACCAAAATATTAGAAATATATTTTAAATAGAAAGGAGAAAGTATGAAAACAAAAGACTATGCAACTGAAATGGTTGAAAAACAACTTGACGTTGTAAAAGAAGCATTGCTTAATAATGAAATAAGCCAACACGAAGCAGCTGATAAAATAGAAAAAATAGAGAACTTAGAACTGGTCACTAACATGGACCCAAGCGACATTGCCTATGAAATGGTAATGGAGAGTCGAAGTTAATTATGGCAAAATTGTGGCAAAATTGTGGCAATTGTATGACTGTTGCATAAATGTCACACATTTGTGGTGCTTCATGTGGAGAAAAAAAGTGAGTATTTATGCGGTTTGTGGTGGTCGTGTGGTGTTTTTCAAAATGACTAGAATCGTTGGTATACATAGAGAATATTCATTTTGTGGTACTTGTGGTACTTTTTTTTCCGAAAAATAAAAAAAATTTTTTCTTAAACCCTAAAAAAATATCCTAAAAGCACCACAAAATAGGTTAAGTTATTGATTTATATGACTAAAGTGGTTTTTCAAAAGCACCACACGGGTACCACACAGCACCACATGACCCTATAAATAAGGTTTAAAATAAAATACATTGATTTACATGAATAATTTCAATTATGACCTATATAAAATATCTTGGGAAGATATTTGTAGTGATTCTGGATGGGCTTCAGACGTTGAATTTAATAAATTATCTGTAAGTCATTGTATTTCAATTGGTTTTATTTTTAAAAAAAGTAAAAAATATTTATGGATATTTTCTTCCTATGAGATAAACGATCTTGGCGAAATTAACTTCGGAGATCGAACGGTAATTCCGCTATCTAACATAACCTCTATGGAGAAAATCTATGGGCAAGAAAAAAAGTGAAACTATCCAAGACATTCTGGATAGAATTCAAGAAGATATAGATACAATTAGAGACAAAGCTGAAGAGTTAGAAAATCACGATTGTGATTCTGATTCTGATGAGTCTAATGATTGGTCTGATGAAGACGAAGACGAAGATGAGTAGTTAACTAAAATCTTCTCTTTCTTTGGGGGTCGTTGAGGTTTTCCTAATCTAATATCTTTTTGTTTTTGCACAACATCAGACTTTAGTTCATCAACTTCAACACCTTCAAGGATTGGAGAGTATTGATCCAATACTTCTGCAATTCTTTTATCTAATTCCTCTTCAGATAAATCGTCTAATTTACCGGTCCTAATAATCTTTTGTTCAACATACAATCCAGCAGCCTTGCCTCTTGCAACTTCGGCATTGACTGCAGCACTCCAGGCTTTATTCTTTAAAGCTTCATTTTTAATTTTACCTAATTCTGTTATATGACTTTCAAAAGTCACATCATATTTCTTTTGATTTTCTGCTCTCAACTCTCCAATGTATTGAACAACCAATGGACATATTTTTGGGTTCTGAAGTTTATAAGCTGCATTTCTAGCTGTATCAGGAGAATATCCTGCAGCAATAGCGGCTTCAGTTCCAGTCATTCTTCCCTCATTAGTTACTAGTTCATGAGCGAATTTCATCTGCATTTCTGTAAGTCTTTTTACCTGTCCCATATACTTGATCTTATAGGTTAACTTTGGTATAAATGCAATAATTATTCATCTCCAAATAAATAATCCTGGGGTTGGCTTACGAAGATAAACCTTGTAAAGTTAATCGGATACTGAGCCCCAGGTTAAAAAGGAATAGAAATGCAAGGAAGATTTTTAAGACAGATTATAAATAAATTCATGGTAGAATCTGAAGTTGCAAACAATGCAAGAGTTCAAGTCTATATGCCAAATGGAGAAACTTTTGATGTGTCTGGCATTCAATTAATGGAAAATAAAATAATTGGAGAAAGAGAATCTCATAGATTAATTATTACGGTTGAGCCTACAAAATGGGGTATGGGTAAGATGATTAAGCGAATTACATAATACAAATTGTAACCTGAATTTTAAGTGAAACCAGAGTCCAAATTTTGGCACGAAGTTAAAAAAAACATAACTGAAATTTCCTTTACAAGACTTGAAACTTGGGCCTCAGCTGGTGTTCCAGATCTATTGTGTTACAACAAATCCGGTAAATTTTTTACTATTGAATTAAAGGTGACAAAGGGTGAATTTCCAATCCTCTCAGCGCATCAAATTAGCTTTCATGTAAGGCATCCTAATAATACTTTCATCTTGCAAAAGACCCTCGGTCCTTTGTCCATAAAACTTTATGAAGGATCAAAGATCATGCAACTTGCTAACCGTGAGCCTTGTGCCTGTATTGCAGAAGGTTGGACCAAGGTTCAAGAACATCTTGTCAATGTGACATAATGTCGCACCTCAACTAAAAACCTGTGGGCGGGGCCCACCCGTGCTTGCGCCTTTTATCTTGTGCCTTGTTCCTTCCACCTGCGAGCTATGTTTAAATATTAAATATTATTGGACCCAGGACCTGTAAGGTCCTGGGTATATGTTGTATTAATCGAAGAAATTACCTCTGTGCCAGATCCAGGTGTTTGCTGGGCTCCCATCTCCTGGACCAAACCAGGCTCCTTGAGGCAGGTCGAAGTGATTGTTCGCTGCTTCCATCCCGGTGTCTGGAACACCATGTTCGTTTATAGTATCTTCGATTTCGAATACTTCGTTATCAAAGATAAATTTAAGTTTTGCCATTGCTTTCTCCTTTGTTGTTACTAATCCTACAATATCCTAGCCATGATCCATTGTCCATGCGACAAATTGTCGCAGGCAATAAAAAACTTGTGGGCGGGCGCCCACCTTTACTAAATACCTGCGGGCGGGTTACCCTCCCGCTTGTGAGCTTGCGGCTTGTGCCTGCTGCTTGTAGCTTGTAGCTTGTAGCTTGTAGCTTGGCGCCGGGGCGTAGTTCTCTGTGGCCTAATAGCTCCGAACCTCCCCGGCATGTTAGTGTTTACCGTATGCAACATTAGCTGTTGAACGGTCCCAACAAGCCCGGCAACTTTTGCACTTGTTATCTTGCTCAGCGGCCGGGCATGTTTTTTCTGACGTAACAACGGTCGACGTCCAGGGCCAAAATGTAGCGGCCTTGCCGTCGACTTTATGGGCAGAAAGTCGTATTATTAAATTTGATGGTACTTGATCCGGTGATATACATCCAATTATAGAAGCTTCTCGAGTCGGTAACCAATGTTGTATTGAAGGGGTTAATTTACATACTTCGAATATCTTTTTTAAATGATCAAGTGACTGAAGATCTCCAGAATCGTGCCATCTAAAAAATTCTGTCTTTGTCTCTAATATGCTTGCGGCCATTGCATGAACCCATAATGGATTATTAATTGCATCCAGGCGCCGTTGCATTGCATTCTTTACATTTGAAAAACGGTATCTACCTTTTAAGGCATAACAACCATGACAAACGGACCCTGGAATCTTAACAAGCTTAGATCCTGTAATGCAGCGTGTGGCCGGTAGGTTATAACTGAAGCCAGGCATTTTAGAAGGCTTGCTCAGTCCTCCAGTGATTTCTTTTAATTCTTTAGCTTTCATATATCCTATATAATCTTATATTTAAAAAATACAAGCCCCGCCGCAAATAAAAACTTGCGGGCGGGGTCCCTCCCTAATTACTTTGCTTGCTTGTTAGCTTGTGGCTTGCAAGCTTGTGCCTTGGCGCTTGTAGCTTGTGGCCTAAAATTTGAGTCAAAGCTATCAAACAATTGCCTGCAACTTTTTAGATAGCTTGCAGGCAATGTTTTATGATCTCTAATGAAATAATGAGTTAAATCATTATGATTAATTCTTTTCATCAATCTAGTAGTGTATAATATTCATCGATGAAATTTTTAGAAAACCAATCAAGGCCTTGGCGGTGGGTTTTCCAATCTTGAAATTGTTCACAGCCCATAATTAAATCATAAACAGCAACAGCGAACCAAGGCAATATAGCCGGTTCTCCTGTAAATCTATTTTTAACTGTGATTTCTTTGCCCTTGTCTATTTCTAGATTTAAGTCAAAAGGTATTTTATAGTTCTTACCCTTCCACTCTATTGTGTGTTTAGTTTTCATTTTTTCTCCATTCGTTGTTAAGTTTATGCCCCGGAACGATCTCGGCCAAGCGCACGTCGCTAAACAGTTCACTTGACACTATCTCTTTGCATATGATCGTATGCATTCACCGGGGTGATTGAAGGGACGTGTGTCTATTTCAGTACTACCTTTAATCAATTGAAATACTATCCCATTATATCCCATAAGTAAATGCGACAAATTGTCGCAGGCTAATAAATACCTGTGGGCGGGCCCCACCCAAGAATAATAAAACACTAAACACCTGTGGGCGGGACCCACCCTAAAAAAAAGAAAAAAAATAAATTTATTCACTAGTGTATTATTCACTTGTGTATGTATGGGATAATATGTTATAATTTCAAATCACTAACAACGAACGAGGAAAGTATGAAAGAAAAAAGAATAAGTCTCAACGCTGATAAAAGAAAAATATTGGCGGAAGAATTTAAAAAATTCTACGAGACGAAACCAAGTAAGAGTAAAGTTGCACTTGAAAAATATAAAGACATATACGACACGACAGTCGATAAAGTGCATAAACTTGTTGTAAAAGTCGTAAGACAAAATCAACCACAGGAGGACATAGATACTGTTAAAAAAATGAATAGTAAATATGGGCGTAGTGGTGGCGAAACTAGTTTAGACCATTGCTTTAATTTTGTTTGGACGACTGAAGAAATAAACGAAAAGGGTTTATCTCAACCAGTAGACAAAAATTTGTCTATTGATTTTTGTTTATTCACAGGCCCTTATAATTATGGTCAAGGCGATTTTGCTTTAGCTTATTTTAGAGATGAGTTAAAAGCAAAAGGCTTTGACCCAGATTATAATTTTCGTTGGAAGAATGAAAGAAGAAATCCTAAATACTACGACGAAGAAAATAAAATAAGAGAATATTTAGGACAATGCAGACCTAACAATAACTATCAATCTGAATTTAATCCTTTTGAAGATTGGAGGAAGAAATATAGTATTGATGTTGTTGGTCAAGAACATAGTTGCCACCAAAGACGCTTTAAAATTAATGAAGAGTTGTATAATACTTTTAATACCTTTGATACAATTCAATCAAAAATTTGCCAAGCACACGAGCAACATTATGAGTATGTTGAGGGCAAGATGAGTAAAATAAGATTGGCTTTGCAATCTTATAAATACTTTGACCAAGCCAAAGAGTTAGCAGAAGAAATAAAAATGCCTTTGGATAATAAAATAATTGAGGGCGATGTTTTCTCAACAGCGTTATCAATTTATAATCCAAAAACTTTAGCTAACTTGCTTAAAGATGAGGACGAAAGCGACGAGGCAAAATCATTAATCATCAAAGCTTTCAAAGAGGGAAAGCTTAAACAAGCGGTGGTAAATTAATGAAACATTTATGCCAAGGGCCGAAATGTCATACTTACGATACTCTCTCAAGAGTTCGAGGTATCAAGGGCAATAAAGTTCTTCGCACTCGTAAAGCCTACGCAGAAATAGATAATGATTATATTAGTCCCAATAATTGGTATGCTTATTTTTGCGATGATAGGTGTTTGCACGATTGGTTAAGAGAAAATCTTATCAATCTAATGAGATTTGTTGGCGTTAATTCAATTCCAAAAGAGACGCCAATAGATGTTGTTGTTGAAATATTGGAGGGGTGGAGAGGTAAGTATAAAAACACTCGACTTGTTCCAAAAAATAATCTCGTTGTAAGTCAATAAATAAAAAAGGGAACAGGGCTATTGCCCTGTTCCCTGTTCCAAGTTTCAATATTAATTATTCATCATTTTAATTATAAAGTATCCTGTTAATACTACACAGTAAGCGATACCTATTAATATCCACTCCATATTATTTCCTTTCGTTGTTGTTTCTACTTTCTCTATACTTTGTATCAAAATCCTTTTCTTGTTTTTTATCTATTAATAAAACTATCCAATAGAATAAAACACCAAGCAACAAGGACACCGACGCAAAAGTTATAAAGTAATCGTATAAATCTTTTATTGTTTCAAGCATAAATTACCTTTGTTGTTTCCCTTTCCTCTAATGTTTCGACAATATCCATAATGGTATCATCGCCTTTTGTTATTATAATAGAAAGTATTTTACTTTCTTTTGTTGGGAAACCTTGCTCAACAAATCGTTGAGCAAGATTATCAGTTATATTTATTTCAGTATCAAACATTTATACAACAGCCTCTATTTGATTAAAGTATGCCCAACGAGGCTCTTTGTATTCATTTTCATATGATATTGTCCCAATGTAATCTAGTTCAGTATCATATTCTTTTACTTGGATAGCTGAATCCATTTCAGCTTTTTTGTCATAGTAATCTAATGAGATATTAATAGCCTCAATAGTTCCCATTACTATTCCACTATCCCAAGTTCTTATTTTTACTTTGTCATCTAACTTTATTTTCATATTATTACTTTCGTTGTTAGTGATTATATATTACTATTTTGTAGGATATTATGTCTATAACTATTTGATATATTCTTGCCACAATTCAAAGATATTTATATTATAATTCAATAGGATATTCTGTGATATTTTTACCACTACTAAATACCTGTGGGCGGGTCCCACCCATGGTACTAAATACATGTGGGCGGGTCCCACCCTTATCGTAGAGGTCCCAATGGGTTTACGATTTACTTTTATTCTAAGGAGGGGGGAGAGGGTAAATTAATTAAAGGGGTCCCAGACATACCCTTTAGTCTAAGATTTACATAGTCATAGTTAATAAATTCGTTTTGGGTTCCAAATTACCTATGGATTTATACCCCCGGGGGTGTTAAAAACAATTTAGGTACCATAATAGATATTATGCTTGATAAAGATATTTTAAAAAAAATTAATAACATTACTGATCCTAGTGTAAGAAAAAATTGGAAATTAGATTTTTTAACTAAAATTCATAAAGTAAAAAATAGAGAAATACGTTCTGATTTTTTAACATTTGTAAAATACATTTGGCCAGATTTTATTGAAGGCTCTCATCATAAAACTATTGCAGATAAATTTAATAGATTGAGATCTGGAGAACTTACAAGATTAATTATCAATATGCCGCCAAGGCACACTAAATCAGAATTTGCATCATACTTTTTACCAGCATGGATGATTGGTAATGATCCTAAATTAAAAATTATTCAAGCAACTCACACAGCAGAACTTGCAGTAAGATTTGGTCGTAAAACAAAAAACTTAATTGACTCAGCTGAATACAGAGAAATATTTAATACAAGATTACAAGAAGATTCAAAAGCAGCTGGACGTTGGGAAACTAATAAAGGTGGTGAATACTTTGCTGTCGGTGTCCAAGGTGCGGTAACCGGTAGAGGTGCTGATCTACTCATCATCGATGATCCACATTCAGAACAAGATGCAAATTCAACAACAGCTTTTGATAAAGCGTATGAATGGTACACATCAGGACCTCGTCAACGATTGCAACCTGGTGGACGTATTGTTTTAGTTATGACCAGATGGAGTACAAAAGATTTAACTGCACAATTGATCAAGGCTCAAGGAGCAGAAGATAAAGCTGATAAATGGGAAGTTGTAGAATTTCCAGCTATCATGCCAAGTGGTAAACCTGTGTGGCCACAATATTGGAAGTTAGAAGATTTGCTAGCAGTTAAAGCTTCAGCGGGTGTTTCTAAATGGAATGCACAATACATGCAAAATCCAACTTCAGAAGAAGGAGCAATTATCAAACGTGAATGGTGGCAGGATTGGGAAGAAGATTATGTGCCTGCAATTGAACATGTAATTCAATCTTATGATACTGCATTTTTAAAAAAAGAAACTGCGGATTATTCTGCAATTACTACTTGGGGCGTGTTCTATCCAAATCAGGACTCTGGTCCAAATTTAATATTACTTGATGCGATTAAAAAACGAGTAGAGTTTCCTGAACTAAGGCGCCTGGCTCACGAACAATATATGTATTGGAAACCTGAAACAGTTTTAGTTGAAGCTAAAGCATCTGGTCTTCCATTAACTTATGAACTTAGACAAATGGGAATACCAGTTGTTAATTATTCACCATCAAAAGGTAATGATAAACATGCACGTGTCAATGCTGTTGCACCATTATTTGAATCTGGAAAAATATGGGCTCCAAAGGGTAAACAATTTGCACAGGAAGTTATTGAAGAATGTGCTGCTTTTCCTCATGGAGATAATGACGATTTAGTAGATTCTATGACCCAAGCTCTAATGAGATTTAGACAAGGTGGGTTGATTTCTCATCCAGAAGACTATAAAGATGAACCTACCCCAAGGGTAAATAGAACATATTATTAATATGATTGAGAAGACAATTAAATACGATATCAATATTGAAAAACCAAGTAAAACAAAACCTGTAAAACAAGGTGGTGTTTTAAATTTTTTAGGAAAACAAAAAACAGTTAATGCTCCAGTTAAATGGAGATCATCTAAAGATCATCCTGTTGCACATCTTGCTTACATTACAAAAGACGAAGAAAAAATTTTAATAGATTTAAATTTATATAGTTCATTAAAAGGTAAACCTAACAAAGGTCCATTTGGACTTCCATCATTACAAGGATCTGGTGGTGGAGCGGGTGGTGGTGACGGTGGTGGAGGAGATGGTGGCGGTGGTGATGGTGGTGGAGATTCAGGAGATAGTGGAGATTCAGGAGATAGTGGTGATGCAGGAGATAGTGGTCCAGGAGGATCAGATGATGGAACTGGACACGGAGGGCCAGGACCAGGAGATTCAGGTGGAGTATCTGGACCAGGAGGATCAGAAGGATTTAGTAGTGACACTGGACCAGGACCAGGAGAAGCAGCAGGAATGGGTGAAACGGGATTTGGTCAAACAGACACTTTTGCATCTGATGTTGATGAAAGTATATCAGCTCAAACTGGTATTATGAGCACTCTTTCAGATGTTGCTAATAAAGCTATTTCTGAAGTAACATCCTTTGCAACAAATCCAGCTAATATTGGAAGAGCAATTGGAACAGCAATTGCTGGACCTATTGGAGGATTCGTTGGATCACAAATAGGATCTAATATTGGAAGAGGTGTAACTGCTCCAGATGATTATTCACAAGCTACAACTTCAGTTCAAAGTGGACCAGCACCTAGTCCTTCAGCAGGAGGAGCAGGAGGAATAACCACAATTCCTTTATATGCTCCATTATATAATCCAAGCACAGGAGATCCTTTATTAGATTCATTGATTGCAAGATATAAGGTTAATCTTCCTCCTTCTTCTTTTGGAATATAATGAAAAAATTAACAACAACTATACCACCTAAATCAGGTCCTAACCCACAGGGCTTGAATGTTACATATAATTAGGTTAAGAGAGTAAGTTCGGAGAAATTAAATGGCAACTATAGACAAGTCACTTCCAAACGAAGTTACAAATAAGATTGAAATAGAGAATCCAGAAGCTGCAATTGAAGAAATTGTAGAAATTCAAGAATCTATTCCAGATATAGGTAACACAGAAATTACACCAACGGCAGATGGTGGAGTTGAAATTAATTTTCAACCAGGAGCTTTTAATCAAGGTGAAAGTATAAATCATTTTGATAATTTAGCAGAGTTATTACCAGAAAATATTTTAGGACCTTTAGGTTCAGAGCTATATCAAAATTTTGAAGACTATAAAAATTCAAGAAGAGATTGGGAACAAACTTATACACAAGGTTTAGATTTACTTGGATTTAAATATGATCAAAGAACAGAACCATTTCAAGGAGCATCAGGTGCAACTCATCCAGTATTAGCAGAAGCAGTAACACAGTTTCAAGCATTAGCTTATAAAGAATTATTACCAGCAGATGGACCGGTTAGAACTCAAATAATTGGAAACTCCTCAAGAGAAAAAGAAGATCAAGCAACTCGTGTTAGAGATTTTATGAATTATCAAATTATGGATGTCATGAAAGAATATGAACCAGAATTTGATCAAATGTTATTTTATTTACCATTATCAGGATCTACATTTAAAAAAGTTTACTATGATGATTTACTTGGTAGAGCTGTTTCAAAATTTGTACCAGCAGAAGATTTAGTAGTTCCTTATGCAGCAACATCATTAGATGATGCAGAAGCAATTATGCATGTTATAAAAATTTCTGCAAATGAATTAAGAAAACAACAAGTCGCTGGATTTTACAAAGATATAGATTTATTGCCAAGTGATGATTCTGTTACTGAAGCAGATGATGTAAAATCAAAAGAGAGAGAAATCGAAGGAGTCACTAAATCAGGTAATGAAGATATCTTTACTTTAATTGAGTGTCATGTAAATTTAGATCTTGAGGGCTTTGAAGATCGTGATCCCAACGGGGAAATGACTGGAATAAAACTTCCTTATATTGTGACGATAGAAGAAGGCTCTCGTGAAATTTTATCTATTCGTAGAAATTACGAAATAGGTGATCCTAAAAAAAATAAAATTCAATATTTCGTTCACTTTAAATTTTTACCAGGTTTAGGATTCTATGGTTTTGGATTAATTCATATGATTGGTGGATTATCTAGAACTGCAACTTCTGCACTTAGACAATTAATTGATGCGGGAACTTTATCTAATTTACCAGCAGGATTTAAAATGAGAGGAATTAGAATTAGAGATGATGCTCAATCTATTCAACCGGGTGAATGGAGAGATGTAGATGCACCAGGAGGAAATTTAAGAGATGCATTTATGACTTTACCTTATAAAGAACCTTCACAAACTTTATTACAACTTATGGGGGTCGTTGTATCAGCAGGTCAGCGATTTGCTTCAATAGCTGACATGCAAGTAGGGGATGGGAATCAACAAGCAGCAGTGGGAACGACCGTGGCCTTGTTGGAAAGAGGAAGCAGAACAATGTCTGCAATTCATAAAAGATTATATTCATCTTTAAAATTAGAATTCAAATTATTATCCAGAGTATTTAAATTATATTTACCTCAAGAATATCCTTATGATGTTGTAGGTGGACAAAAAAATATTAAGCAAGCAGACTTTGATGATAGAATAGATATTGTTCCAGTTGCTGATCCAAATATATTTTCTCAAACACAAAGAATTAGTTTAGCACAAACTGAATTGCAACTTGCTCAATCTAATCCACAAATTCATAATTTATATGAAATTTATAGAAAAATGTACGAAGCATTAGGTGTAAAAGATATTGATAAGATTTTAATTCAACCCCCAAAACCAATGCCTAAAGATCCTGCATTAGAACATATTGATGCATTAGGTGGACAACCTTTCCAAGCATTTAGAGGACAAGATCATAGAGCACATATCACTGCGCATTTAAATTTTATGTCAACTAACATTGCAAAAAATAATCCAATGATAATGGGATCGTTAGAGAAAAATATTTTTGAACATATTTCTTTGATGGCTTTAGAACAAGTTGAATTAGAATTTGCACAAGAGTTACAACAAATACAAATGTTAGCTCAAAATCCTCAAGCTGTACAAGATCCTGCAGTTCAAGCGCAGGTTCAAGAGTTTCAAATGAAATTAGAATCTAGAAAAGCAATCTTAATTGCTGAGATGATGGATGAATTTATGAAGGAAGAGAGAAAAATAACTTCTCAATTTGATAATGATCCTATTGCTGCATTAAAATCTAGAGAACTTGACCTACAAGCTCAAGAAAATAGTAGAAAAAAACAAGAGGGACAAGAAAGAATCAATCTAGATAAGATGAGAGCTATGATGAATCAGATGAATACACAAGAAAAACTGCAACAAAATGAAGATTTAGCTGAATTAAGGGCTGCAACATCTATTGCAAAACAGCAATTTTCTAATATGAATAAGAAAATACAATAATTATTGTTAAATAATAAAAAAGGAGTATAAACATGGTTATGAAAATGACAAAATCACAAAAAAAGATTGGTAAAGTAATGAGAGAGTTCAAAAAAGGAGAACTTAACATTGGGCAATCTTCAAAAAAAGTAAAAAGTCCTAAACAAGCAATTGCTATTGCATTGTCTGAATCTGGAAAAAGCAGAAAACAAATGGTGGTAGGTGGTTTAGCTAATTCAACAAGAACTTTTACAGCGGATTCAAAAACAAAAGAAGTAGATTTCTCAAAATTTACTGATAACCAAGGAAATTTACTTGGTGGTATTGATGTTGAAATGTCAAATCCACAAGAAACACAAATTCAAGAAGTTCAAGGTCAAGGAAGTATTCTTTCAGAGAAAAAAAGATCAGCAAAGTGGTATTAAATCATGATTCAAATGTTAGGAGCTGTTGCACCTCTTGCAAAGATCCTATTTAATACAATTGATAAGTCTATTCCAGATAAAGATTTACAAGAAAAATTAAAAGCTCAATTACAAACTCAATTATTACAATCTCATACACAAGAATTAACTGCTGCAGCTAAAATTATTGAAGCTGAAGCAAAAGCTGGATGGTTTGCATCATCTTGGAGACCATTATTAATGTATGTGTTAATATTTATTTTAGTTTGGAACTATGTTATAGGACCAGTTATAAAAGTATTCACAGGAGCTATTATCTCCTTTGAATTACCTGGTGACGTTTGGACTTTATTGAACGTTGGATTAGGTGGTTATGTGGTGGGTCGTTCTGCTGAATCTGTTGCAAGAACTTTAGCAAATAGACCTTTAAATAAAGAACAAGAAAATGGATAAGGAGTTAACATGAGAAACGACTACGAAATAAGACCAAGAGCAAAATTAAAAAAAGGTAGTTTTCCAGATTTAAATAAAGATGGAAAAATTACTAAAGCAGATATTTTAAAAGGAAGAAAAGTTCCTGGTTTTAAAAAAGGTGGTATGTCAAAAAAAGCCGATATGATGACAAAAGATATGTCTTCAAAGAAAAAAGGCAAAATGGTGAAGAGTAAAAGATAAAAAATAAATGGGTAAATCTAAAAGAAAACAATTTATTGATCTTGCTAGAAAAG